CCTGTAGATAGTCCAGAGTTCAGGCGTCGTATGGCGCGACAGGAAGCTAGACGTGAAATGGACAGGACAGGTAAAGACGCTAACAAGAATGGCAAAGCAGACAAGCGAGAAGGCAAGGATGTTAGCCATAACAAAGCCCTAGCACAGGGCGGCACTAACAAGGACGGCGTGAAGGTGGAGAGTGCGAGTGCTAACCGTAGCCGTAACTTAAAGAAGAAGAAGAAAACTACCAGACGCCTAGCCTGATGCGTCTCTAAAAAACGCGGTCTTGTATATGCCGTAAAAATTAGGTTAGTCCAAAGGTAGTTCATACCGATATCGCAGACCTAGCCCTATCTGTGGACGAAGCAGGGCTACTACCGAGGAATATAGATGGAAATTTACCAGAACAAGGCGTTGCTCTTGCGACTCCGCAACCCTGCAAAAGTCACCGAGGTCATACCCTACAGCAAAGTAATAGCACCCGATCAGGTGCTGGTTCGGTGGGGTATAGACGAAGCGCAGGTCTTAAAGAATCTAAGTATTAGCGTACCCTCTCCTATTGAAGGACGTTATAAGTGGACAGGTAAGTACACACCGTTCGACCACCAGAAAGCAACCGCTGCCTTTATGACCATGAACAAACGGTCATTCTGTTTCAACGAGCAGGGTACAGGCAAGACTGCTAGTGCTATCTGGGCTTCAGACTTCCTGATGCAACAGAAGAAAATAAAACGTGTTTTAGTTGTATGCCCCCTCTCTATCATGGACTCAGCATGGAAGGCTGACCTGTTTTCTTTTGCAATGCACCGTAAGGTAGCCATAGCCTATGGCGCAGCCAAGAAACGGCGAGAGATTATTTCGGGAGATGCTGAGTACGTCATCATTAATTACGATGGGTTAGAGATCGTATCCGAAGCGGTAGCAGAGGGTGGGTTCGACTTAATTATTGTGGATGAGGCGACTCACTATAAGAACCCTCAGACAAAACGCTGGAAAGTACTGAATGCCCTACTGACCCCAGACAAATGGCTCTGGATGATGACGGGTACCCCTGCGGCACAAAGCCCAGTAGATGCTTATGGGTTAGCAAAACTGGTTAGCCCAACGAATGTTCCTAGATTTGCCAGTGCGTTTAGGGATCAGGTTATGACCAAGATCACTAACTTTAGGTGGATACCGAAAGAGAATGCCACCGATATTGTGTATCAAGCGTTACAACCAGCAATACGTTTCACCAAGGAAGAGTGCTTGGATCTACCACCTATGGTGTATGTAAAACGGGAAGTTGCACTTACCAGACAACAGCTAAAATATTACAAGTTGTTAAAAGATCAGATGGTTATGGACGCAGCAGGAGAGCAGATAACCGCAGTCAACGCAGCCGTAAGTATGAATAAGCTATTGCAAATAAGTTGTGGGGCCGTATATACCGATAAGGGGGATACTTTAGAGTTCGACATATCTCATAGATATAAGGTTTTACAGGAAGTAATTAATGAGACAGCTAAGAAGGTACTAATATTCGTACCCTTTAAACATGTTATAGACATATTAGTAGCACGCTTGAGGTCTGACGGGATTACAACAGAGTTAATCCGAGGTGATGTTAGTGCAGGAAAGCGTACGCAATTGTTTAAGGAATTTCAAACCCAACCTGACCCTCGCGTATTAGTCATACAACCCCAAGCTGCTGCTCATGGGGTGACGCTTACGGCAGCGGATACCGTTGTCTGGTGGGGGCCAACCAGTTCGTTAGAGACATACGCCCAAGCCAACGCCCGAGTGCATAGATCAGGGCAAACTAACAAATGTACGGTTGTCCAAATACAAGGATCTGCTATAGAAAAACATGTTTACAGCTTATTAGACAGTAAAATAAACGTACACACAAAGATGATAGACTTATACAAAGAAATACTTGACTAGACCATAGAAAACTACTACATTCTATTGTTCGATACATAGAGGAGATCGGATATGGAATCAGGAGATATATCCCCAGACAAGCTAGTCAAGGTATACCTGAGGATAAAAGAGGCTAGAGATGAGCTAAAAGCCGAGTTTGATGGGGTAGACAAAGGTTTAAAGGAGCAACAAGAAACTATAAAGAGCACCTTATTGGACTACTGTAAAACTCGTAATCTAGACAGCGTAAAAACTACAGAAGGGTTGTTTTACAGATCTGTCCAGAAGAACTACTGGACATCTGATTGGGATTCAATGAATAAGTTTGTCATAGAAAATGATTGCTTGGGCTTTTTTGTGAAGAAACTTAATCAGAACAACGTCAAGACGTTTCTTGAAGAGAACCCTGACAAACTGCCAGCAGGTTTAAACGCGCAGTCAACATACACACTTAATATAAGGAAGAAGAAATGAGTACCTCCCCCTTTGTAACTATACTGGAGCTTGCCGAACATCTTCGGGTTTCGGAATCAACATTACGCACATGGATTCGTACAGAGCGTATCCCAAAAAATCTATATATCCATGTTGGTAAGACCTATAGGTACGACCTTGAGGCGATTACCGAGGCGCTTAGGGGTGGTAAGGGCACCAAAACAGTAGCACCTTCTTGGCAGGAGGAAGTAGCCACAATGGATGACGACGAGCCAACCGTAGTGCTCGAAAACCTAGACGAAGATTTTTAAGGTATCAACAATGACAAGCAATGTCACACGTATTAGTTTGTTTGATAACAAGTTTAATGGTTTACCATTTGACGAGCCGCCCGAATCTATAGACGTTGTTATTGTGGGGATTGCCCCTGCTGCAAGGATCTATTATTCTGGAGACTACAGCTCGTCTAACGTACAGCCCCCTACTTGTTGGTCAGCAGACGCAATAATACCTGACTCTGAAGTTCTCGAGGAGAATAAACAAGCACCTAGGTGCATGGATTGTCCTCAGAATATACGGGGTTCAGGTGGTGGAGTACGACGAGCATGTAGTACTGTACAGAGAGTTGCAGTAGTTCTTGAAGGACAGTTAGACACTGTGTATCAATTGCAGCTACCCGCTACGTCCATATTCCCCGATGCAGTAAACGGGAATATGCCTATGAGAGCTTACGGACGGTTCTTGCAGGAGTATGAAACCCCGCCGATGGCGTTAATAACTAACATTAGGTTCGACCCTGATAGTTCTTACGCTAAATTGTTCTTTCGGTCTGTAAGACCATTAGAGGAGCACGAGGTAGAGGCCGTCAATAAAACGATGGAGCATCCTGATGTTCGATTAGCGATTACTGCGAAAGCATTAATGACTAACGAGGTTATGGCGTCTCCGTTCGGGGTAGTAGACGGATTTGTATTTAATGAAAATGAGTAAATGGAGAAGGAAATGACAGTAGTAAACGAAACGTATACGGTTCAAAACGCAGTAGCATTATACCCTAGGATCAATCAGACCTACCGGTTTGACGCTGCCGAGGGACGTAGTGTTCCTTGTGGCCCTACCGAAGAAAATGCGGTCTATGACTTATCTTTTAAGATGAGTAAAGAGCAAGCCAAAAACCTGTACAAGGTTATGGTTAAAGCATACGCAGATAAAAAGAAAAAGGATTGGCCTGAAAAATTACCCCAACCATTCGAGGAAGATGGTGAAGGTATGTTTATAGGTAAGGCTAAATTGAAGGGTGCCTATAACGGACAGCTTACGACCAAGCCTATGCAAGTCGATGCAAGTAACCAAAAACTTAGTGATGATTTCGAGCTAACCACCAACAGTATAGTTAATATACATGTTGGGATGACGCCTTATTTCGCTAAAGGGAATGTAGGGCACGGGGTATCGTTACGGTTAAAGGCAGTACAAGTTATTAAGCACGAGCCTAGAGCGGTAACCTCTCCGTTCGGTGTGGTCGAAGGATTCACCCAAGATTCTGAGGTAAGCCCGTTTACTGCGCAGGGTGCGGTAGAGGTGGCAGAGCCTGATAGTGAGGATATCATCGACGCGGTGTTCGATACACCGGTAGAAGAACCGAAACTCAAAGTTACTAAGAAACAAGCTGCTCCAGCAGAGGGAGATGCTGCTCTAGAAAGCATCATCGATCAATGGGATGACGAATCCTAATTAATCTGGGTCTTTTCTAAAAGAGACCCATCCCTAAAACAACACTCACGGCTAGACTAGTCGAAAAGGGCGTAACAATGCCCCTGCCGTGGTGTCCTCTGGATATGAGCAGCTATGAGCACAGGAAAATTTCTTAGAGATACGCTTGCCGAGGGAGGGTTATATTGTCTATTCGCTTCTAACAAGAAAGAAGATACACGGATACAAAAATTCTACCCATCGCTTGACGAGTTAGAGAGCACTGCTTATGACTTAGATAGTAAAGGGTTCGATGTATATTTTGCGTTAGGCTCGTTCAACACTAAAGGTTCAAGAAAAGTAACGAATGTTAAGGCGTTTAAATCTTTTTTCTTAGATCTAGATTGTGGGCCAAGCAAAGATTTTATGACGCAGAGAGACGCAGGGGATGCGTTACGCGCTTTCTGTAAAAAGCTATCTCTACCTAAGCCGACGATTGTTGGTTCCGGTAGGGGGCTACATGTATATTGGAACCTTAAAGAAGCAGTACCATTTGGAGACTGGCTACCAGTCGCAGAACAACTTAAAAAGTTATGTGGAGATAATAAATTTGCAGCAGACCCTTCGGTCACGGCTGATGCGGCTAGGGTGCTACGGGTGCCCCATACCCATAATCATAAACCTGATGTGCCGAGTGAAGTCACCATACTTACTCAGGCTAATCCCGTAGACTTCGATCATTTTTCAGAACTTCTTGGTGGAGTTCCGATACCAGTTCCCAAGAAGACCTATCCCACGAAGTGGAACGCGGTCGCCAATGTTATGGCGGGGAACACTGAGGTTAGTTTTAAAGAAATATTAACAAAGACCATGCAGTCTAAAGGTTGCGAGCAATTACGCAGGGCGGTTACTGAGCCTAATGAAGTAGTCGAACCAGTCTGGCGAGGGGTTCTTTCTATACTGAAAGCGTGTAGCGACGGTTCACGAGAGCGAGCGCACACAATCTCCAAAGGGTACAAAGAATACTCCGAGGAAGAAACCAATGCCAAGTGGGATAACCTTACCCCCGACAAGCGTTATACTTGTTCCGAGTTCTTCAAACAGAACCCCGATGGGTGCGAAGGTTGCATCCACAAGGACAAATTACGTACCCCACTGCATATTGGCTCCAAAGTTATAGAAGCCAGTGCGGAAGACAATGTTGTCGTATTACCGTCTGCTACTATCCCCGAAGCCCCTATTCAAACGTATGTTATTCCTGAGTATCCGTCCCCATACTTCCGTGGAATTAACGGAGGAGTGTATATCAGAACACGTAATGGAGATGGAGATGTGGATGAACAGCTCATATACCACAACGATATATACGTCGTTAAACGTATACGAGATCCTGAAATAGGGGAGGCAGTCCTTGTGCGATTGCACCTCCCACGAGACGGGGTACGAGAATTTACGATGCCACTAACATCTGTAACATCGAAAGAAGAGTTTAGAAAACAAATGGCTAAAGAAGGTGTAGCCGAAATGAGCGCAGGAATGGAGAAACTTATGAAATACACAACTACTTGGGTTAATGAGTTACAAGCAACATCAGGGGCGGAAGATGCTAGACGGCAGTTCGGTTGGACTGATGCCGAAGGGACATCATTCGTAGTAGGCAACCGAGAAATATTTAAAGATCGAATTGCGTTCAACGCGCCATCAGCCCACACGTTAGGGTTGTTCCCAGCGTTCGAGCCAAACGGTAGCCTAGAGGGGTGGAAAGAGACGTTAGACTTCTACAACAAAGATGGGTTTGAGGTGCACCAGTATGTAGTCGGTGCTGGGTTCGGGTCTATCCTGATGCACTTCATAGATGACATCGCGTGTTCAGCGTTACATATATACAGCAAGGCATCTGGCGTAGGTAAAACCACAGCCCTCAATGCAGCGGCATCTATCTGGGGGAACCCAGAGGATTTATTGATCCATAAAGCGGATACGATGAATCTTAAGATGCACCGTAGTGAAGTACTGCATAGCCTACCGCTCCTGATGGATGAGCTGACCAACACTAGCCCACAAGAGTTAAGTAATATCTCCTACCAGTTTACCAGTGGTAAGCAGCGGGGGCGGTTAGTTAGTGGGGCAAACCAAGAACGGGTTAGGGGATTACCTTGGAGTTTGCTAGCAGTAACCACGGGTAACACCAGTATCATAGAACGTATCCGTATGTATAAAGCTGGGCCAAATGCTGAAGCGCAAAGAATCCTAGAAGCTAGAGTGCCTCGTATGTTTAATGATTACGAGGATAAGGCCCTTACCGATAAATTCAGTAGGGCTATAAGTACAAACTACGGACACGCAGGTGTGCTATTTGTGCAGTATGTAATGAACAATAAAGAAGCTGTTATGGATCTTATCGACAAGGTACAGTACAGGATCGATAAAGAAGCCAAACTAACGTCAGAAAATCGATTCTGGTCGGTAGGGGTTACCGTGACATTGGTAGGTTTAATACTCGCACGTAGGATAGGACTATTGAACTACGACGTACCTAAAATACAAACGTGGATCGTAGGGGTTTTAGTAGAAAACAAGTTAAGGAGTGAAGACATGGCTATATCTATAGAGCAGACACTAACGGAGTATATTAACGAGCATATTGACAACATCTTAAGGATTAAGAGTACCAGCGACTTGCGTAAGCAAGATGGTACCCCTATGGACTCTATCATTGTCCCCGAGGCTAACCCTAGGAATAAGTTGGTTGCCCGCTATGAGACAGACGTTAAGAAGTTGTACCTGATGCCGAAACCTTTTAGGGCTTGGTGTGGGGAGCAGCAGATAAATTATACGGCGCTTATATCCGATATGATGGAGAAGCTTGGGGCAGTCAAGATGAAGATGCGTATAAGTAAAGGTACACAGTTAAACTTACCCCCAACAGACGTTATCGTCGTGCAATTCTCGGAAGGTTTTGTAGATGCAGCCCCAGATAATACGTCTGAATGACCTGCACCCTGATGGTGTTAGGATACGAGTAAGCTGGGAGAAGATGGTTGTTAACGCTTCTATCTTCATCCCGTGTATCGATACCGATACAGCATTAAAACAAGTAAAAGATATAGCTGAAGAACGTGAGTGGGTAATTACTACTCGGGTGCAGATAGAGGCAGGTAAACTAGGGGTTCGCATTTGGAGAGATCTGTGATACATTTGCGTGCAGCAGTGGTTAACTTCCTTCTCTCAAGTGACACTCGCTGCTACCTCCCTCTGCTTCCTCGGCAGTCTATCCCCCTCTTCGGAGGGGGGTTTTAATTTATACCTTAGGAGGATGTATGGAACCCACCCGAATTGAG